GGGGATGAAGGCGGGCCATACACGAGAGTCGGTGTGCAAGAAGGTGGGCATCTCGACGGCCACCCTCCTCAAGTGGCTCAAGGACGAGAACAAGCTCGACTTTGCCGTAGAGTTCGCCAAGGCTGAGGGTGAGGGCACGATTCAGTTGGTGGAGCAGGTGAAGTTCCACGGCCAGAAGGACTGGCGCGCTGCCGCCTGGATTCTTGAGCGCACTCGCCCTGCGTTCATGAAGACGGCCAGGATGTCCTCTGAGAGCAAGCGTCGTATTGACGCCCTTGCCATCGAGAAGCTCCAGGCTGACATCGACTACGTCAAAGCGAAGACCGAGGCCCTTAAGGGCAGTGACCTGAGCACTGAGGACATCCGTCAGATTCTGTCCGGTAATGACAGGCGGGACGACGCCGATAGCGTTCACTGATGCCGTCTGACTCAGACGCGCGGAAGATTGCGGCGTGTGCCAAGAGCTTTGATGTCTTCTGCCAGCACCTTGCGATCGTAGACAAGCGCGGTCACACGGTACGGTTTGACCCCAAGCCTGCGCAGGCAGAGTTCTACGAGTCAGTAGAAGGATACCGCTGGGTCTACATCCTCAAGGCTCGCCAGCTTGGGATGACGACAGCCATCGCCATGCGGAACTTGTGGAAGGCGCTGTTCATCCCCAACTTCAGGGTGTGCGTCATCGCCCACAGCGCGGAGAGCGCGCACGTCATCTTTGAGATCTACAAGCGTGCGTATGAGTTCCTGCCGTCTTTCCTGAAGTTCAAGACCGAGAAGTCCAACGTCAGAGAGCTAGTGTTCTTTCACGGCGGTCTTATCCGGGTCGCCACGGCGAACTCTGACAGCTTCCGTGGCACGACCTACCAGGCGCTTCACTGCTCTGAGTTTGCGTTCTGGAACGACGTAGACAGGACCATCGCTGCTGCTTTCCAGACCGCTGGCCCTGGCGCTGAGATTGTGCTGGAGACCACAGCCAACGGAATTAATGACGCTCACCGCATGTGGATAGAGGAGAGCGGATTCACCAAGGTGTTCTATGGATGGACCAAGGACCCTCACTACATCACTGGCGCGAAGCCCAAGTCTGCTATCCCGAAGGTTAAGAAGTACGCAGAGAAGTACGAGCTTACTCCTGAGCAGTACAACTGGGCTCACCGGACGTATCAGACCAAGTGCGCTGCGAACTGGAACATCTTCCTCCAGGAGTACCCGCTTGACGCGGAGCACGCCTTCATCACCTCTGGAGAGCGGTTCTTCCCTGTCATCTTCCCTCATGCGATCGCAAATGCGGGGCGTCGTGAGTACAAGAGCGACGGGCCTATTCCGTACCACGTATACAGCATGGGCGTTGACGTTGCGTCGGGGTCACCGAGCGGAGACTACTCTGCTTACTGCGTGATGGACGTGACGGAGAAGAAGGCTCCTGTTGTAGTGTCGACGTTCTATAGCAGGATGCCTCCCGCTGAGTTCTCAGAGCAGGTGCTTCAGGAGGCCAAGAAGTGGAACGCCCTGTGCGTTGTGGAGTCGAACACCTACGGGTTGAGCGTGCTTGAGTATCTGATGTCGCGGGAGTGGGCGTATTTATTCCGGCGCACCCAGTACGACAAGATGGCCGACAGGTGGTTAGAGCGGGTCGGGTTCAACACCAACCAGAATACTCGGCCAGTAATGCTGGCGAGGCTTCATGAGTACGTGTCTAAGGAGTGGTTGACCATCGAGGACGAGCGCATGAAGTGTGAGGTGAACACCTTTATCTACAACGATAAGGGCAAGCCAGAGGCGTCGTCGAAAAAACACGACGACATGGTGTTCGCTTACGCTTTGGCGTTGATGGGATTGGACCAAATGGAGCCAATGCGAGAGGAGGTGATGGATAAAAAGCCCACCACCTTTGCCGAACTCTTGCAGTTTGAAAGAACCACTGGCAAGGTGTATTCCAAACATCTTGAGGGCGAAATGTCCGACAGGTGGGGAACGCCCTACGAACAGGGCTCGCTACTAGATGTAGCGCACGAAGATCGCCAAGCTGGGCGTTAAACAGCGGAGGGGATCATGGGTTTCGTAGACGATGGTGACGTAGAGCGCATGAAGGCGATGATGTNGGGGGAGGATACTCCTGCTCCAGCCGAAGAGCCCGTGCAAGAAGCGGCACCGGTCGAGGCAGCACCTGCTGAAGCAGCGCCTGCGGAAGAGACCCCAGCCCCGGAGACTTCGTCCAATCCCGCAGAGGACGTAAAGGTAGAAGCGGAGGGAGGAGCGGAAGCTGAACCTCAGAAGACCGAAGCCAGTGACAGCCAGGCTGAGGAAGAAGAGGCTCAACCGGGTCACCGTGTCCCGTACACACGGTTTAAGGAAGTCATTGACGCCAGGAACACGTTCAAGTCTGAGACTGATGAGTTGAAGGCACAACTTGAGCAACTGCGACAGCAGGCCCAGCGACAGGCTTCCCAACCCGCTCCGGTGCAAGCGGCACCACAGCAACCGGCTGGGAACGAAGATGATGCGTGGTTGAAGGAGCTACTTGGCGAGACTGACAGTAAGGCGAAGCCTGCTGCTGATCCCGCTTTGCAGCAAATCAGCGCAAGACTCCACGAGACAGAGGTCGCCCTAGCGCGCCAGTCTCTGGAGGCTGAGATTTCAACCGCCATCACCAAGTACCCGACCGCGAGCCGTGATGTTATCTTGCAGGCTGTTGCTCAGAATCCGTCCCTCTCTGCGGAGAACGTGGCCGAGCAGTACAGTTCGTGGATGGCTCAAGTCGAGGAAGCGGCAATTTCCCGTTACCTCAAAGACAACCCCGCTGCGGCAAAGCCCGCTGCGGCTCCAAGGCCAGCCAAGACCGGCGCTGTAGAAGCTGCCATCTCCAACGAGGGACCGAAGCCCAAGAACGTGAAGGAGGGCAGTGAGGCCCTTCGAGCGTTTCTAAAGGGCGGCAACCCCTTCGCTCAATAGGAGAAACCTACAATGGTAGCTACCCAAACGACCCTTCAGAACATTCTGAAGGAGTTTTATATCGGTCCTGTCCAGGACCAGCTTAACAATGAGATGATGGTCCTGGAGTTGATGGAGAAGACGACGGTCGACTGGAACGGTCGTGTCGCCATCATCCCTGTCCACACCGCTCGCAACACTGGCGTCTCGTACCTCGACGAGGTCGGCACGGTTGGTGGCGTCACGGCGCTACCTAACGCTGGGTCTCAGGGTTACCTGCGACTCCAGGTGAACGCGCGCTTCCAGTACGGCACGTTCCAGATTACTGGACCTGCGACTGCCGCTGCTGCCAAGGGCGGCGTCGGCTCCTTCGTGGGCTGGATGGACGCAGAGATGAAGCGGCTGGTCACTGACTTCCGCAACGCCTCTGACCGCACCTGCGTGTCTGGTGGTCGAGTTCTTGGCTTCGTCAATGAGCACGAGAACAAGAACGCCAACCCTCGTACCTACGAGTTCACTGGCGACATCGACAAGCTGGAGGTGGTGCGAGCCGCTGTGGCCGCGACGGGTAATGATCTCAGGATCGAGTTCATCCGGATGGACACCTACGCCACGATCGCCACATGGGGGCCCGGTAACGCCTTCGGTGACATCGCGGCTGCTGGTGCTCCGATTGACGTTGCTACGCGCTCGTTCACGATGCGTGACGCCGCTGTCAACGATCTGGATCTGTCTACGATCCTCCCTGCTGGCGTTCCTTGCGCTGTCCGAATCGCAGACGCCCAGAGTGCGGCCCCGGCGACGGTTGTTGCGGACAACCTGCTCAACCCTGAGCCAGAGGGAATCTACGGCAACCTCGCCAACCCGACGCACTTCGGCGTGGACCGAACGCTGACGGCTACGGGTGAGAACACCCTGCGCTCGACCGCAGTTCTGTCTCAGGCCAGTGCCGGTAACCACGACCGCGCCAACGTGTCCCTGCCTCGGATTCAGAACATCTTTGATCAGATCAGCCTCGCCTCCGGTGAAGAGCCTGACATGATCTTGATGTCCCCACTCCAACGGCAGATCTACGGCTCCCTGTTCCAACTGACGGCGGCTACCTCAAACACCGTTCAGAACGTGAGCGGTGAGCGGGCGACCAAGCTCGACGGCGGCTTCTCCGGCCTGTCCTACGGTGGAACGCCCATCAAGACAGCCCGACAGGTGGACAACGGCGGCATGATCTTCATGAAGTCCAACACCTGGAAGCTCCTGGAGCTTCAGGGCCACGGATTCGCAGACCTCGATGGTACCGAGATTCTGCGAGCCAACGGCGTCGACGCCTGGGAAGGGTTCTACAAGTGGTACTACAATACCGTCTGTACGCACCCCAACCAGAACGGCGCGCTCGTCGGACTGAGCCTCACCGTATAGGAGTCTAGCTATGATGGATGCTCTCGTTGGCTTGTGCTTAGTCACGGGGGCATCCGTCATGGCACTCCTGGGCTTCTACCTCTGCCTCCTTATCCAAAAGGAGCAGAGGGAGAAGAGGCTCCAAGAAGAACTCGACTCAGCCCACACCGCCGATTACCCAACCCTGGACCAAATCTACGGAGGACTCTGATGCCACCGGATAACCCGTTCCAGCTTTCTCTTCCGGTCACAGGCGGCTGGGCCGATAAATACGCGACCACACCAATGCCACCCCCCGCCAACGGTGGCCGGTATGGTAGCCCTGATGAGGATTGGTGGCGCAAGATGATTCGCTCCGTTGGTGGCGGGGCGCCTCGCGCGTATGACCCCAGGTCATCTGCTGCGCTACAGATGAGGCGCGCTCCAGAGGGAGAGTTCGCTTCTCGCGGCAAGCTAGTATCTCCAGAGCTTGCAGAGATACTTAATATAGGCAGCAAGATCGCCGGACTTGTGTAGGAAGCCATGCCTGAGAAGTTTCCAGAGAACATCAAGGGGCGGCTCAGAGAGTCCCACACAGAGAAGACCGGCGAGAGGCGCTTGTGGGACATGTCTCTCAAGTTCCTGGAGGGAAGGCAGTGGCTCTCCTTCGATAAGCGAATCGACGGCTTCGCCACTTCAAGGATGCGTGGAGATGCACAGACTAGAGTTACAGTTAATCTCCTCCTCAACATCACAAGGAACATCACGTCCCGATTGGCGCTCTCATACCCGTCAGTCGCTGTGCTCCCAGCCTCTCCCTCTAGCGAGGACATCGAGAAGGCCAAGAGTTCCGAGATGGCCCTTCGCTACTATTGGCACAACGATGAAACCAAGTTCACCCTTGAGCGCGCAGTCAAATGGCTCGTCGAATGCGGCACCTGCGCGCTACATACGTTGTTTGACCCGGACCAGGACCGTGTCCGCACAGAGATTATCGGCCCCTACGACATCTTCTTCGAGAAAGGCGTAATCCACCCGGACGAGAGTTCATGGATTGCCCTCCGGTCCTACGTCAGCAAGTACAACCTGAAGCGCGCCTACCCTGATCACGAGAAGATCATCGAGGAGGCTGGCGCTGATGAGATGAGCGCGGACTACGGGGCTGTCAGCACTGGCACCACCAATGAGCCCCCGAAGGACCGGATCTCCGTCTTCGAGGTCTACTGGCGTGACGGCAAGCACGCCGTTGTGATTGGGAACACGTACCTCTTCAAGGAGGACCAGATTCCAATCAGGACCTTCCCGGTTCAGATTATCCGATACACTGAGGTGTCCCGGCGTCTCTGGGGCTTGAGCCTGCTCGCCCCGCTGCTCGACCTTCAGTTGCTCTACAACAAGGCGCGGAGCCAGATCATCGCCAACACAGAGCTAGTGGGCAACCCCAAGTGGTTGGTACCCAAGACCTCTGGCGTATCGAACCAGTCCATCACGTCCAAGCCCGGTGAGAAGATCTACTACAACCCCGCCTGGCGGCGCACCGCAGCAGGTCGCTGCCGCCCCGACTGCCAGCCTACGTCATGGACAACGTCATGCGTATCCAGGGCGAGATGAGCGATGTAGCGGGCGATTCACTCGGTGACCCTCGGGCAAGCGCGCCGTGGGTGTTACGTCTGGCAAGGGCGATGGAGGTTTTGGGTCTGCACAGGACACCAGCCAGCTTCAGATTACCCAGCAGCAGATTGAGCGCGCTGTGAAGGCCATGGCCAAGTGCGTACTTGAGTACATGAAGGTCTACTACACCGAGCCAAAGATGATGAGTATGCTCGACGAGTACGGTCGGGTGAGCTTCCACAGCATCCAGTCCACGGTCATCAACGACACCCCGGAGGTGTTCTTGGAGGCGGGCAGTCTCTTCAGGGATGAGGCCCAGGACCGCGATGCTAAGATCATGGAACTCCAGCAGTTGGGTCTCATCGACAACGAGACGGCTCTCAACGAGCTATCGTTCCGCACGGGCAATTCGTTCATCTCTGAGCGCGTGCGTGGCATCTCGCATGCCCGCGACCT